AATAAAACCCCTACAATCCTAGATTGTAGGGGTAGAAAGGTGTGAATTATAAAGAGGTACCTTAAAAGACTTTCGCATTTCTGCATATTCTATAATTCACAATATCCCATATAATCATATTTTATTTATTTACAAGATATGATATAAAAATAATGCAAATCATCAATGATTTGTAGAAAGGACAAAAATGGCTAGAGTGAAAATGAATAATGAATATCGGACAAAGATAAGTAATCAAGTCCGAGACGCATTAGACAATGATAAGTTAAACTCGAAACGAGAAACTTATCTACAACACCTAGAACTCACTAAAAAAGAATATCCAAAGTTTTTTAGTGAGGCAAAGACGATTGTTCAAAGGTCATACCCTAAAGAGCATTGTGATACATTAAATCACTTTAAAAATCTTTATGGTTCGCCTTGTGATGTCGTTGCGAAAGATAGTTGCTACTACTTTGCTTATACCGACAACGAGATGAGTGAAGAAGAATACCACGATAATGAAGTCAAAAAACATTTTGATTTTAAATTAAATGGTAATCTAAATGGTAGTGAATATGATCGTAATGACGATTTTGCTTATGCGTATTATCGAGATGAGATGAAAGAAAGAAATCTTAATCCCGATATAAACATTGAGCAAGAGGACAATCAAAACAACCCCCATTGGACAAAACATACTGACGCAAATAGTAAGTTTATCAAAGAAGTTGAAAATAACTTTAATGATAATTTTGCGTGTGATGTTATAGGTACTTCTTATTGTCGTTCTAGGGCGATTGCTTGTACGAAAGAGGAATTTCAAAGAATGAATGAATTCATTCAAATGAAATCTAATTTGGTCAAGTATCATCAAGAATGGCAAAGAGGAATTAGAGAGGATATGAAAGATATTAAAGCCTCTTTAAAACTTATAAGAAACCTAGATGAGGGTATCGATTTAGCAAATAAAACTTTTGAGGCCTTAGATATTGATGTTAGACTTGAAGAAAGTCAAATCATTAGATCGAACTCAACGGGATTAGTTTTATATAGTCCCGAAAATGTTGCTAATCGAATAGCAGAAAGAAGAAAGGCGAAACTAACAAGAGAGGAAAAAATCGCCTTATTCAAAGAACAACAATCTAGTGTTATGAACTAGGTTGATAAACGAGGCGATCTTTGTTAAGGTCGCCTCATAACAGAAAGGAAAAAATGAATAAAGAACAAATGATACACTTAATCAAATTGGTTAAGAATAATGCTGACAATAATTTAATTTTATTGAAAGCATTGATCGAGCTCAAATCCAAAGTTGAACAATTAGAGAAAGCTGAAAAAAAAGAAAGAGAGGTTTTTGATGTTGTTTAAAAGAAATGACAAGATTGCGATTGTTGTAAAACCAAAAACACATAATGGTTTTGTCAATGACAAAGACTACTTCAATCGTTATGGCGAAATGAGAGAGGGGTCAAAGTTGCTCGTTTCAAAAAACATTATCACTTATTGGGATAGCCAAGCAGATGATTGGCGAAGATTTAATTTAAGTGATATCGTATCTATAACAAATCTTTCTCGAACACCTTTAGAAGTAAATAAGAAAGAGAAAGAAAAAATCGAGAGAGAAAAAAAGAAAGGTGTTTAATTGTTTAAGATGTGATACTTCATTAACTACTGACTATCGAAACAAGTTTGATAGCAATTATTGTGGGGATTGTTAAATGATTGAATTAATTTTAGAAATGCCAACAGAACTAAAGATCTTGTTTCTCGGTGCTTTCGCCTTGATTGTCGTTGAGGCGATAAAAATACATAGACGAGAAATGAAACGACAAGAAAGGTTGAACAGAATAAAATGGTAAAAGAAATCTGTCAAAATCCTAGTTGTTGGAAAAAAAGAAACAAAGATCAATGGAACAAGAAAGCGAAAGCCTTTCAATCAAGAAAGGCATATTTCAAGAAAGGTCATAACCATTATAAAACATACGAATATTTTTGCACGACAAGTTGTGCGAATACTTGGTTAGAGGATAATCTTGAAAACATAATCGAGAGAAATCACACACCTAAAAAGATCACAGAAAAAATAATCGGTTCTTGATTAAAGTTTCGAGGGGCAAGTTGCTTGTCCCTCGATTTCTTTCGCTTGAATTTTCGCCCCATAAAGTATGCCGATAGGCATACTATTTATTTAAAGATAAGAGTACGAAGTACATTATAATAGAGGTACCAATACAATCTTAAAATAGTATTGATTAAAATAGTTAATTACGATATTATTGTAAAAGGGATCCTAATGTTAGAGTAAAGTCAAGGATCGATACAGTCAGAGAGGCTAAAATCGTGACTCAATATATGAAGAAGTCTAAAAAAAATATTATAAAAAATTTTGAGAACCCAGACAATGAAAGGGAGTATTTACTTTCTAAAATAAAACTTCATCAAAAAGAAAAGGAGTCCCGTGTCAAAGATGATTTTTTAGAATTTGTAAAACATATGTGGCCTGAATTTGTAGAAGGTTACCATCATAAAATTATTGCAGAAAAATTTAATAAATTAGCAACAGGAGAAATTAAGAGACTCATTGTTAACATGCCACCAAGACATTCTAAATCGGAGTTTGCTTCTAACTACTTACCTGCTTGGATGATTGGTAGGAATCCTAAATTAAAAATAATTCAAACAACTCACACAGCAGAGCTTGCTGTAAGATTTGGACGTAAAGCTAAAAATGTAATTGACTCTCCCGAGTATCAAGAAGTTTTTAAAACTAAACTTCAAGAAGACTCAAAGGCAGCAGGCCGATGGGAAACAGAAGGTGGCGGTGAATACTTCGCAGCTGGTGTTGGCGGTGCAATTACAGGACGTGGTGCTGATCTGTTAATCATTGACGATCCACACAAGGAACAAGATGCAATGAGCAAAGAAGGTTTTGACAAAGCGTACGAGTGGTACACTTCAGGACCTAGACAACGTTTACAACCTGGTGGAGCAATCGTAGTTGTAATGACTCGTTGGTCTACAAAAGATTTGACAGGTAGATTAATGCAAGGTCAAAAAGAAATTAAAGGTGATCAATGGGAAGTTATAGAATTTCCTGCCATCATGCCATCAGGATTACCTGTATGGCCTGAGTATTGGAAGATAGATGAATTAGAAAAAGTTGAAGCAACTCTTCCTATNGCAAAATGGAATGCACAATGGATGCAAGCTCCGACAGCAGAAGAAGGTGCACTTATCAAACGAGAGTGGTGGCAAGATTGGCCACACGAAAATCCACCTGTTACAGAATTTATTATACAATCGTACGATACAGCTTTCTTAAAAAAAGAAACAGCCGACTATAGTGCAATCACAACCTGGGGCATGTTCCGTGATGATGAAAACCAAATGCATGTAATATTATTAGATGCCGAGAAAGACCGGTTCGAGTTCCCCGAGCTAAGACGCGTGGCTCATGAATCATTTCTCTTTTGGCGACCTCAAATGGTTTTAATCGAGGCTAAGGCATCAGGGATCCCGCTTACTCATGAACTGTCAAGAATGGGTATACCCGTTGTCAATTACACTCCGTCTAAAGGAAACGATAAGCACGTTCGTGTAAATACAGTTGCACCTTTCTTTGAAAGTGGTAGAGTGTGGGCTCCGATGCATAAACAATATGCACAGGAAGTTGTTGAAGAGTGTGCTGCTTTTCCAAATGGAAGTCACGATGACTATGTGGATTCAATGACTCAAGCAATAATGAGATTCAGACAGGGTGGATTTTTACTGCACCCTGAAGATGAAAAAGAGGAAATTAAACCTAAAGAACCAAGGGTTTATTATGGTTAAACGATTAACACGAACGATCCCACCATTGAGAGGACCTAACCCACAGGGGTTGAATGTTCCGTTAAAACAAGTTAAAGTAGTAAGATTGGAGAAATTAAATGGCAGAAGACAATATCGACAAGGCTCTTCCCAACGTAGAGCAAACAGTTAAATTACCGGCTGAAGAAGAAATCGTAGAAGCACAAGAAACGATTGAAGAATCACTGCCCGGGGAACCTGAAGTTATCGAACAAGAAGATGGTTCGGTAGATATTAATTTTGAACCAGGAGCCGTGAATGAAGAAGGCACGGGAGATCACTACGCAAACTTAGCAGACTTATTACCTGAAGATGTTTTAGATCATTTAGGTTCTGAACTTTATTCAAATTACACAGAGTACAAACAATCAAGAAAAGATTGGGAAGATTCTTACAGTAAAGGTTTAGATCTTTTAGGATTTAAATATGTTAATCCATCACAACCTTTTGAAGGAGCTTCAGGAGCCACGCACCCTGTACTAGCCGAAGCCGTAACACAGTTTCAAGCAGGAGCGTATAAAGAATTATTACCAGCTGACGGACCTGTCAGAACTCAGATTTTAGGAGCCATTACTCCACAGAAACACGATCAAGCAGAGCGTGTTAAAAATTTTATGAATTACCAATTAATGGATGTCATGCAGGAATACGAACCTGACTTTGACCAAATGCTTTTCTATCTCCCTCTTGCCGGCTCTTCCTTTAAGAAAGTCTACTATGATGATCTTTTAGAAAGAGCCGTTTCGAAATTTGTACCTGCCGATGATTTAATCGTGCCGTACACTGCAACGTCATTAGAGGAAGCAGAAGCTGTTATACACAAAGTAAAAGTTTCAGAAAACGATTTAAGAAAACAACAGCTAGCAGGATTTTACAGAGACATTGATATTAATCCTGGTTATCTAGAAGATGATCCTGTTACTAAAAAAGAAAGAGAACTTGAAGGCGTTAAGAAAACAGGAAGAGATGAAAGTATATTTGAACTAATTGAATGTCACGTTAATTTAGATTTAGAAGGATTCGAAGA